CCTTTTTTATTCCTAACTGCATATTTAACTATATTGCCATCTATGAAGTCTAAATTATGCGATACAATGAGTTCTATTGGCTGTATTTTACCTTTGTAATGGTTGCCACCTATTTGCTTATCAGTAGCCCTCTCTGTGGCTCTGTGTGGCTTCTTGTGGGTCATTTAAAGTAATTTACCTATCCATTTACCAGATTTATCCTTAATAAAAGGTTCTATTATTGGAAGTCCATTTTTAATAACAGAACAGCCAATTAAAGGTCTAGCTTTTTGAACTTTGTTATATCTAAATGCGAGGGATTTATTATCTATCATGCAACCAACTTGTAATCCATAATATAATCCCAAACTATTTCCGTACCATCTACAACCCATTGAACTGTGATAGTGTCCTTGTACACAACTCATTCCCATGCTTTGTGCTAACTTTAATACATCAGCAGTTTTACCATGACAGAAATAAACCTTACCAAGTGGTGTATCTATTGTTAAATCATCATGCCATTTCCAGCCTTTTCCTACTTCTAAAAATTCATTATAGTTTCTTAAATATGCTTTTGGTATTCCGTGTTTTAATGCTTTTCTAAAAACTAAACTTCCGTGATTAGAGTCCATCAAATCCATTTGTGGAAATAATTTTTCTAATTCATGTATAGTAGGTAAAGATAATTTTAATTCATCTCCAGCACTAGGAAGATCAGGGTCAGAGTCGTGAAATGATAATGCGTGTTTATCTAATTCATCTCCAATATGAATTACTTTATCAAATGAATATTTTTTCTTTAACAGTTTTAAGTAAGGTATTAATTCTGGTACATGGTAGGGTATGTGAGTATCGCTGATAATCAGAACTGATTTATAAATCATACAAGTATGTGTTGTATATTATTTTGATAAAAAGTAAAGCACTTGGGCTAAGAACATTAAAGCTACAGCACCTACTCCATACAAAATTGTATTTATTAAATTATCAAATTTTTTATCTATCTTATTATCTATCTTTTCTATGTCTTCGTGCATATGAGCAAGATGATTATTTTTAATTGTAGATATATCTTTTTTTAATCCTGTAACATGACCATACAACGATACGATATGTTCGCCTGTTGTTTTTGGTCTCTTAGTCATTAGCTTTGATCTACTTTCTCTAGGATTAATTCAAATCCAGCACTAACTGATGATGTTGCACTAGCTTTAGCAACTAATTCTAAATCTGTTTTTTCTGTAAATTTTATAGGCACTACATAATTCTTTTCTATAAATCCACCTCTTGTAGTTATAAATGCTTTTGTGTTCCAAACATTACCATTGTCTATTTCTTTTGAAATAAATCTAATTTCATTTTCTAAATCTTTAGAACTACCTAAATCTATCTGCATTAGAAAACCATTGAATTTACGAGGTATGGTATAAACACACATCAAAGTTTGACCATAACCAGCACGAATTTGTGCAACAGTTGTAGATGATACTGTTATTGTAATTGTTCCAACATTTGTATTTCCTGTATTTGCAGTTATCATTACTGCTCTAAATACTCTAATAAAAGATACTGTTCCAGCACTACCACCAATAGTCAAAGTTTCTTCTGCTAAATCATAATTAGAATCTAAACCAAATATTTTAACTGTTCCTGTATTGTCATCTGTATCTGAAGAAGTTGCAGTAGCAGTACCAGAAGAAGATGGGTAGGTGTATGTGTTATTCCCGTCCCATACTGTTTCAAATGCACCACTTCCTACAGAAGTGTTTAATCCAAATTTATGTACACCAGAGAAATTGCCAACATTATTTCTTTGTATAGATAATCCTATTGGTGCAAATGTATTGTCAAATAAACTCATTTTTTAGCCTTTTTCTTTTTCTTCTTTTTTTTCTTCTTCATTGGTCGTTTATTAATAAACTCACTTAAAGTTTTTGTTGTAGTATATCCGTTCATTTCTTTTTCTTTCTTCTAAGGTCAGTATCATGTTTTCTACTTCCTCTCAAGAATGAATTAACTCTGGCCATTGACCAACCAGCCATAGATATTTTTGGTCTTGAACCAGATGATAGCCAAGCACCTTGACCTCTACGATAAACTTTCTTTAATTGTCCAAGTGTAATATTTTTTCTGTTCTTTGCTTTTGCTCTAAGTGTTGAAATAACTTGAGCAGATAATGGTTTTCTTCTTACAGCCATTACTTAACTCTAGCTTTAAACATTGATAAAGGAATAGTAGCACCAGATTTATAAGCCTTAGACATAGATTTAATTAAAGATGCTCTAGCTGATCTTTTAGAACCTTTAAGTCCAGATAGGTACTTCTTAGGTATTTTACTTTTCTTATCTTTTGCTACTTTCCTTTTTTTCATTACTTCTTCTTCTTTTTAGCTTTTTTCTTTTTTTTCTTCATTGGTGGTCTTCCTCTTTTAGACCCATAAGTTCCTTTTCCCATTGGCATAATATTCTCCTATTAGTTAGTTAATTTTCCACCAGACCATTTGGCTTCTGGTAATCCATTAGTATATGATTTGCCATCAAATGTTAATACTTGTTTTCTATTTGAACCATCTTTATATGAAACATGAATCCAACCACTATTAGCTTCTCCTGTATAATACTCCAAGATGAGTTGGTCAAAATCACAATGGTTTTCAATCCACAAAGCTACTTCTAAATTAGATACTCCAGCTATTTCAAAATCAGTTGCGTTTCCTGTAGTGTGTTGTGATGTTTTTTTACTTCCTATTGCTTCGCATAATTCTTCTGATCTATAACCAGATGTAATTGTAACAGGCTTATCAAATTTAATTCTTACAGGCTCTAATATTTCATAACAAAGATCGCCTAAGTTTTTAATTTCTCCAGCACCAGCTTTATTCTTTATACCTTTTCTTGTAGCAGTTTGTGATTTTTCAAACTCCTCTAATGTAAAATGTTTGGAAAGTTGCATTTAAACCCCTATGGTTTAGTTGGCCATGTAACAGCATTAACATCTTCAACAGTTGTTAAGCCATTTGTAATATCTCGTAAATCTTGTCTATAAGTTCTCATGTCATCAGATAAAGTTTGATCTGATAAAGCATAATGATCTGTGTCTTTTAATAGATTGTTTCTTTTAGCTCTTAAATCTTCCATAGCCATATCAAATTCTACTGCTGTGAATTGTGCTTTAATATCTTCTCTTGAGATTGGTGCAGTATTTTCATGCCACTCAATTTCACAAGTATCTAAATCTATACCTTTTACAGTTGCTTTAGCATTAGGATTTATTTTTAATATTGCCTCTATAATCATCCAGCTATCTCCATTAATGTTATATAACTATTACCAGAACCATATTGAACTGATGCTGTTCCAATACCAGGGCCATTATTATATTGAGTTTTATAAGTAAGACTTGAAGTGGATGATGGTGTGTCTAATATTGAACAAGAAAATCCAGTTCCAACAACATTTTTAATTGCACTTTCTGTATTTCCTACTTCTCTAAAAGGTATTGTTCCACCAATTTCTGTTGAATCTCTATAAACTCTAAAATTTCCATAAGTATCTCCACTATATTTAGCAAATGATTGTTGTACCATAACTAATATTTTATTTGAGGTAGATGATGGAGTAATTGATGCAGTTAATCCAGTATCAGTATAAGTTGCTGAATTAGATGTTACCTGTGTTCCTGTTCTAGCACTAACAACTTGTAAAACCAATCCACCACCACCAACATCATCAAAACTTAAATTACCAGAACCATCTGTTTTTAAAAATTGTCCTGTTGTTCCATCTGCTGTTGGAAAATTTAAACCATCTAAAATTAATTTTCCTGTTCCTTTTGGTGTTAATTTAAAATCAATATTTGTATCATCTCCAGTAGCAGAAATTTCAGGTGCATTACCTGTTGCAGAGTTAGTTACAGTTACTTCATTAACTGCACTTACTGTTTCTGAAAATTTAATTAATTCTTCTGTACCATTACCAATAGCATTTCCATTAACATCTAACATTCCACCTAATTGTGGAGATAAATCATTTACTAAATCTGCTGAAACAGTTGAATCTAACCAATTAACTGTATTAGCTGAATAATCAAAAGTTGCTAAAGATATATCATCTGTTCCATCATAAAGTTTTAATGTTGGTGTAGTTGCGTTAGTAGTATCTAGCCAGATTGTTCCAGCTACTGCTGAAGTTGGTCTTGATGTTCCTGAATTAGATGTATTAATAGCCTCTAAAGTTTCGTTTAAATCACTACGAAAAGAGGGAAAAGATTGGTTCTGAATTAAATAATCGCCTTGTGACATAATTGTTTTATACTCCTTTTAAAATCCTTTTGCAATAAAATCAAAGGTTCTACTTACTGCTGTACCACCTGAATTTTTAAATGTTACATCAAATGAATCTATTGCTTTATTTTCTACAACGAAAAAATCTCCTGTGTTTAAATCTTCTCCTGTAATTCCTACTGCATAATTAACAGATTTGAATGGATTTGTAAATGTTACAGTTTTAGTTCCAGCACCAGAAACTATATCGTTCCCACTAAATATTCTATCAGGCATATCTATTGTAACTGTTACTGCTGATACTACAGGAGTTGATGCTAAATCTCTTGAAGTTAAAAACACTCTAAACTTAAAATATCTAGCAGTATAGTTTCCTATTACAAAATTTTGGAAAGCTGTATAAGTTATATTATCATCTGAAGTTGCAATCTCTAAATGAGCATCACAATTTACTGGTGTATCTCCATCAAAGTTAGAAGAAGCCGAATCAAACAATCCTGTTCTATTATCAAACAAGTCATCTGGGTTATCTGATGTCTGAGTTAATGATGCTGTAATTCTAGCTGTATGTTTAGCACCTATATCAATTACATCTGCAAATTCATAATTACCTGATGCAAAAAAGTCAGCATTACTAACTCCTGAATCAAAGAATCTATCTGTTTCGTCATCAAAATCTCCTGAAGCACTATCAAATAGTTCAGAAGAATCTAATTGTATTGAATCATCTATTATAACTGTGTTTGTATTTGTTCCTAAAAAGTCAGGGTGTTCTGATTGTGTGGCTATTGCATTATGATTAACAACATCAGTTACATTAGAAATAATAGCAGTTGCATTAGAACTAAAATTTCCAAGTTTATCTACAGCTTTAATAAGATAAGTTCCAGCCCTAGCTGGTACAGAAATTGAAGTTGCTGGTCTTGATACTTTAGAAACTAAATTAACTGAGTTTTGCCAATCAGCACTTCCATCTGTTTCTTCACTAAATCTTAAATTATAATATGCTAAATCTAAATCAGGTATTTGATTCCACGATAAATGAGCCTCTTGTCCTATAATATTACATGAAAAATCTTCTACATCACTAGGTGGTTCAATAGCACCAATAATAGTTCTTTGTGCTGATACATAAGTTGAAGATACACCAAAACTATTAACAGCTTTAACTCTAACATCATAAGTTTCTTGGTCAATTACATTTAATACTCTGTGATTTAATCCTGAACCTTGTGCGTAAATAATAAAATCTGAATCTGTGCTTAATTTATATTCTACTTGGTAGTAATCAACAAAGCTATCAGGAGAAGCACCTATAGTTACATTCATCGCCACTATGACTGTACCGTCATTATATTCAATTAATGTATCATCTAGTGTAACACTTGCTGGTGGTTGGATAGTAAATGGATTAGGAAGATTAGTAGATGGTACTGTTGTTGCTTGTGTTTTAGTTGCCCAAGTATAATGACTAGCCTGATATTCAACAAGCGATAATCCTACTGTTAAATCTTGATTAAAAGTAATTCCAATAACTCTAAAAGGTTTAGCAGAGAATCCTAGTGAACTGTGGCTAATATTTACGATTTCTCCAATAGATAAATCATAACCATTAAAATCAACATTAATACCTAAAGATAATGCTTCTCTACTTCTTCTAAGTATTACTTCTGCCATTTCTTCAGCTTGATATTGTGAAGTTATTGTTGTGAAATTAAATCTACCCTCTAATAAAAAACCACCATCTTCTGTTTTCATAGTTGCGTGTTGATCTGCACTTGGTAATCCTGAATCATCAATAGGTGGAAACTGTACCTCATCAACTTGGAAATTACGATCTGGGTTCACAAATCCAACTATAACTCTATTGTATCTATCATTCTTTGTTGGAGTAGATAATGAATAACCACCAATAATATTATCTTCTGTTAAAGTGATACTTGCACTTCCTGTTGTTTCAATAATTAAATTATATTTACCAGCATTATAAGGCAAGTAACCTCTACAACCTTTTAAGAACTCTCTAACATTATCTATAATTGGCCTTGAAGTATCTAATGCAGTATTAATATCAAAAATATTTATATCACTACCACCTGAATATGGAGTTACTTGTGTTTCACAAATTAATGAAGCATCATAAAAACTTTGTAAATCTATTTCACTTACAGCTAATCCTTTTCCATATCTAGCATTTGTTAAATAATCTAACAAGCACCATGCTGGATTAGTTTGATAAGTTGCTGATTGTTCTACTAGACTTGCATTATAAGTTTTAACTTTCTTTCCTTGTATCTTTGCTTGTACTTTTGGTATTCCTGTAAATGCGTCTTGATTCCATTTAAACCTAACTGCTAAATAACATAAGCCAGATAATTTATGATTACTTCCCCAGCTAGATAATGTTGATAATAAACTAGATGCTGATTGACCATCTGTTCCATAATGTGGTTCTAATCTAATAAGACTTTCAGCACTTGAACCCTCAACATTTGGGTCAGCTTTATAAAAATTACTATCTCCACTATCTACTTCAACTGCTGTACCATCTGAAAAGCTAGATGCAAATGTAACTACTTTATCATCTACTCTTATTTCTTCTATATCGTTTATTTCTCCCTCTGCCATAACAATAGCCATATACAAGTAAGTGTTATCTGTGCCAGAAGTTTCCATAAAAACTCTAGTACCCCCTGTAAGTCTTTCTCCATAAATTACAGGAATATTAGAGTCATTAGATTGTTTATTAAGTAATATACCTTTTTCAAAGTCATCAAATTCGTTAGTTCCAAAGTCAGGAATCTCAGGTTCTTTTGGTCTTAATGCCCAACTTAAAAATAAAGATATACCTAAAGATACTAAAGGGTTTCCCCCTGTAAAAACTTTAGCAACACTACTAACAACGCTAACAACTGATTTAACTATACCACCCATTATATATCCTTAACTATCATTCTTTTAATTTGATTATCTTCTACTCTTAACCAAGTAAAATTATCTTTGATGCCTTTAAATTTGTTGGCCATATCAATACACCATTTAAAAATTTTTCTAACATTCTTAATAGCAATAAATTCTACAAATACTAAATTACTTCCTGAGTTCCATTCTTTATAATTTATTTTGGCTGTTTGTTTAAAATGATTAAAAGCATAATCAGATAAATAAGCCCAATTAGTAAAGCCAACTAATTTATCATTATGATAATGTTTTTTATACTGATTTAGAAATATACTTGGCTTGATATGATGTTGTAAATCAAGATCGTGTAGATTATCATATTTAGGATAGTTTCTATATAGTGAGATAATATCTTGCATTATTCTCTACCCCATTTAATATCTTGTACTGTTTGAGAACTAAAATCCATACCAACATCTGTACTAAAGAATCTTTGTTGTGATGTGTTATTAGTTTTACGACCATTCTTTTTATTAAAATCTGCCCAATGAGATACGATAGATAATGATAGTGTGCTTGATTTTGGTTGCTCTTGTATTTCAAAGTTTTCTATACTTCCTTTGTAAAGTAAAAAAGGGTCAGCAAATATAGTATTATCATCATCTAATAACCCTCTATGAATAGTTACAGTATCGTTAATAACATTTTCATTTAAAACAGTTGAGATAAAGGTTTGATCTGCACCTGATAAAGTTAATGTAATACTAGATTTACTTACATCTGTTTGTTCTGAGAAGTCAGATATACCTAATAAATGATCTGATGCTAAGTAAGTAACTGATGAGCCTGATACTGATGATGTTAAAGGAAAAGAGCAATCAGTGAAATTAACAGGAGTAGAAAAACCAATAGTTATAAGATGAATAGGTCTAATATCATTAGTCGCTATTTCGTTCTTTACTGCTGTTGTCAGGCTTCTCGTCATATAATTCGTAGTTAGTTTGAGTTACACTTTCTGTACCTTTTAACATAGTATATTCAAATTTGCTATTAGGTTTCTTGTATTCTTTAAGATCGTTAATACTAGCATCTATTTGATCTTCATTCACAATAACTTCGGCAATAAAATCGGCAGTTATCTTGTGGGTTATTTTATATTTTTTCATTAAAGTGCTTCTTCTACATCAAATTCAAATTGATATAAAGCATTACCATCTTTATCTGCACCAGCTACACCAAACTCTTGAACATCATTTGTTAGATGAACTGTAAATGGAACATTATCAAATTGTATATTAGATGAAGAAACTGCTGTAGTTAAAGGTGGCTCAATAGTTATAGTGCCTGTAGAAATATCTGATTGATCTGCAACAACCATATAAACTTTATCGTGATTAGCAAATTTAATCATATCTCCAGCTTTTAAAGTTCCTGTTCCTGTACCACCTAATGTAATTGATGTATCTCCAGCACTTGCTGTACCATGAGGTGTACCTGATGCAGTACCTCTAGCATCTTCTACTTCTGGTGGGATTATAGTGAAGTTTTCTTTGCCTGATCTTTGTTTAATTATAAATGCCATAAGTTCGCCATAAACATCACTTCTTTTTGCTGTAATGACTCTAGCAGTAAATCCCCATCTTTGACCATCTATTTGTCTAGCAAGTTTCTTACCAGATACAGTTTTTGAGATAATAGTATTTTGAATAGACTTTATTCCTAAAGATTCAAACTTAGCAGTAGATATTGGAAAAGCACCTGACATTAGATTAAGTTTTTACTCCCTCTTTCATTAACTGCATTATTAATTAATTGTGTAATAGTTCCTCTTGATCTTACAAGTAATTCTTCAAAACCAGAAGCATCTACTGTGTTGATATTAAAATTAACTGTTGTAGCACCACCCCCTGTACCTCTAGCTGATTGTGTTATTTGGCCTGTTGAGTTTGGTATAAATAGTTCAGCACCTCTTTCGCCAACTACAGTAGGTTGTCCTTTTGATACAGCACCACCTTTGGCCATAAAAGGTATTCCACCACCTGAACCACCCGTAAATAAACTTAAAAATGCTTGTCTTTTCATTTCAGTTGTTTGTGATCTTAATTCATTTGTAATTTGTTTTTCAGAATCTACTTGTTCTTTTTTAAGTGCGTTTCTAATTGTTTCTTGAATAACTATTTGGATTGTAAAAGCTACCATATCAACTAATAGTTTTTGTGCTATTTCTTTAAATGTCATATTAAGTTTTTTACCAAGCACTAAAGACTCTGCAAGTCCTCTTGAAAATGCTTTTATTCCACTAGTGGCCATTTTTCCTATTGTTCCATTAATAGATTCAAAATCTTTTTTAAATGCTTCTAAAATATTTTCTTTAATTTGTTGTAAAGAAAGACCAGCTTTTTTAGTTTCTTCTGTAAAATTAGTTGCACTTTTCATTAGTGCGTCCATAGATTTTTTAGATGCAATTATATTTTCATCAATAAGTTCCATAAACTTATTAGCTTTTTTAAACATACCACCCATACTTTCATCATCTTTTGCACCAAAGATTTTGTTAGTAAGTTCGTCTAAATCTAATCCCATTTTTTTTATTAATGCTAAAATACCAACTACTGCTATTTTTCCACCTCTACCTAACATTAAGAATCCAATAATACCTAACTCTCTCATTCCAGGTGGTAGTGCTTTCACAACTTCTATTAATCCAGCTAGACCATTGTTAATTACTCTAAATAAAGGTGCTACCAAATCCATAAGACCAGCCATTCCTAAAATAAATTGTTTTATAAAATTAACCATTCCTTGACCAACAGCAGTAGAAAAACTGCTTAATGCTTGTGCATTTTGTTCAATTAATCTGTTAGTAACTACAAGTGCATTTTTAATAAAATCAAAAAAACCAGCTTCGTTAGTTTCTAATTTAAACTTAAAAAGTTTATCTCCAAGCATTGATAATGTTCCTGTAAAGGTTGTTGATAATACTTCTGTTGCTTTTGAGAATCTTCCATCTTCTCCAAATAATTCTTCAAATCTTTTTATTGTTTCTTCTGTAGTAACATTCATTCCAGCTTTAAATCCTAATAATGCTCTAACACCTCTTTCTCTAAATAAATCTGCACTACCAATACCTGATGAGAATGATCTTTGTATTTGTTCTGCCGTTGTTCTAAAATCTAATCCTGTAACAGATGCAACATTTCCTGTAATTTTTAATATTTTTTGTAGTTCATTGGCATCTTTAGAAACAACTGCTAAACTTCCTGAAGCTGATGATATTTCATCTAGTGAAAAAGGTACTTTTCCAGCAAAATCTATTAAACCTTTAAAGGCTTTTTGACCCTCTTTAACATTACCAAATAAAAAGTTAAATCTAATACCAAGATTTTCTACTTCACTACCTACTTTTAAAATTGATCTAACTACAAGTCCACCACCTATTCCAACTAAAGCTGATTGAACAGAAAATATAGATGCTTTTAAATTAGTAAGTCCAGCACGAACACTATTAAATGCTTGTTTTGTTTTATCTCTTGCTAATACATTTAATACTAAATTTTGTGCCATTATTTATGCCTTGCTTTATTCATACTATGTTCATGTTCTTCTTGTTCTAATAGAAGATAACCAAGCCAATGATTATATACCCATTCTTCCATTTGTAAAACTTCTTGTAAGGATATTTTTAACCTATCAGCTAAAATAAAACAATTCTTTAATTGATGATCAGATTTTAGTTTTTTTTTACTTCTTCAGGATTGATAGCTTTTACCATTTCAGAAGCTATCCTAGAGAGAATATCAGAATCTACTTTGTGCATTAAAGCAAGTTTATCTTCTAATGTAAAAAGTTTATTACCCTCTTTGTCTAGTGCTTTCATAACTAGAATATCAGCAAGAATACTTACATCATTTAGATTATCTGACTTTTTAAAAAGTTTATTCTTTTCAGAAAGAGTTATTGGATTCCAATATATTATACTTGGATTACCAGCTTCGTCTTTCCATTCTTCTACTTCAAGATGTTGAACACCTAAAGACTCAAAATGAGATTTCGCAGAATCTATTAATCGCATAAATTAGGATTATACAGTACCTACAGTTAAAGCACCTGTTCCTTGAAAAGTAACAGTTCTTGAAATAATTGCGTCCATTGAGTTATTAATACTCATGCCTGTAACAATTCCTGTTCCTGTGTAACTTGCATCTCCTGTAGTATTACCCTCTGGTAATAAAACAAATGAGATAGAAGAACCAGCAGTTAAAGTTTCTTGCTGAGCATCTGTTTCGTCAAAGTGCATTTCTAATGTTCCAGAGAATGAAGTTCGACCAGCAACAAATGAT